CGGGGGCCTTTTTTATTGCTCAACCCTCTTGACCAAGGCGTAAATTCTCCTGCGCCTCAAACACCACGGGAGTATTCATGGTGCTCTTGTACGACTGCAGAATCAGCTGATTAAGCACGTCGTAGCTGACCTCCAGTTTTTGACCGATCTGCTGGAGATCGAGACCTTCCTCTTCCCGAAGACGGCGCACCTCAAGTGCAACATCCTCAAGCTTCCTTACTTCCTTACCAGGAAGGGCAGGATTGGTCTTTGCTGCTGCGGGCTTTACGCTGCCTTCAGCATCAACAGTTTTGCGAACGGGCATGAAACTGGTTCGTCTCTACGTGTTACAGAATAATCGCCGCTGGCATGAAGACATTCCTTACGGCGACCACTTAGAACGTGTAGCGGATCTAGAGATGAGTGGAGCGCATGTTTATCACGCGACTGTGGTGCAGGCGCAGATGCAGTCAACTAAACCGCGAAGGCGGGCTACACTCAAACAAAGAGCGTATTGACTGTGGCCGCTACTATTGATGCCACCCTGAAGGGCGCGTCGGCCAACAGCTACGTGACGCTGGCGGAAGCCAACACCTACTTTGAGACGGTGCCGGATTCGAGCACCTGGACGGACAAGACTGACGACCAGAAAAACCGCGCGATTATCTCCGCAACTCGCTGGATTGACGCGCTCAGCTTTTACGGCGACCGCTGCACCGAGACCCAAGCGCTGAAGTGGCCCCGCGATGAATACAAGGTTGACGGCATCGAGCTGGCCTGCACGCTGATCCCAGCCGATATCAAGTACGCCACTTACGAGCTGGCACGCGCTCTAGCCAACGACACCGGCGCCATCACGGACGCCACAGGCGAAACCGGCATCTATGAAGCCGTTGAACTCGGTGATATCAAAGTCAAGTACAACAAATCCAGCCAAGCTGTTGGCACCGTCAACAACGTGTTCGATGTTTATCCTTGGCTGCAGTCTTATCTCGGTGCTTATTGCCTTGGAGGTAGCGGCAGCTATCAAGTACGTGTTGTGAGGGGCTGAGATGGCTGGCGCACTAAAAGCAGCACTACAGCAAGCCGCAAGAGCTGTTGTTCTTGACCTCGGCGAGGCTCTAGACAGCAAAATCACTTATACCCGTCGCCTTAGTACGTCGTACGACGTAGCTACAGGCGAATTTGTGCAGTTTGATCGTCCTTACGAGGATATTTACGTCCCCGTCGAGTACATCCGCAGCGAAGAAGAGGAGGCCCGCGAGCAGCGCCAGGCAAAGGTTTATATCTCCCCCGACCTTATTGGCGACAACCAACCAACTCTTCAAGACGAAATTACGTTTAGGTACGCCGACGGAGACTGTGTAACTCAGATTACCAACATAACCACGTACAAAGACATCTTGTACGTCCTACTGGTGCGTTTCTGATGGCACGCAAACGGGGCATCGACAAGATCGTTTCTGACCTTGAAGGCCAATTAAACCGGGACTTTAACGCGTTTATCCAGCTTGCTTTAGAGGGACTTGCAACGAAGCAAAATAGCCCGGTATACACAGGCTTTTTTGCTTCCAGCTGGCGCGCTTCAACTCAAAGAACAAAACCAGTGGACCGCGTAGAAGATTTCGCACCCTGGAGCAACTTAAAGAAACGACGCAACAAAGGGGATACCACAGCTTTTCGAATCGAACCCCGGTTCAAGCCGCCCGAATTCAAGTATAGAAATAAGGTTTTTATTGGAAACAGTGTCAAATATGCTGCGTACGCGCTTGAAAATCCCAAAGTTGCTCGTTTCGTGCAGGGTGAGTTGCGGAATCTTATCCAAGACACTTTCCAAGAAAAGCGCGGACCTCAGGTCCTTGTCGGAGCCCGCAAAGGCACAGGTGGGTTAGGTTTCCTTGGAGGAAAAGGCAACTATGTTTCCTATGAGAGGGTGTAACCGATGACGCTCGTTAAAGCTCGCGCTGCTTTTGAAAAAGCCGTAACTGACGCAGTTTCGAGTGCGGACAGCGACGTGCGCATGGTGTACGACAACGTACCATTCACCACCCCGGGCAAGAGTGAAAAGTACATTTTGATGTCCGTGAGCTTCGCCCAAGCAACCCTGCAAACCCAAGGCGCTGCACAGGATTTTTACTCCGGCACAATCCAATGCAATGTTTACGTGCCGAAATCCGCTGGAACTTCCGTACTGTCGGCAATAAGCGAAGCTGTCATTGACGGCCTAACTTCAGTGAATGCCAGTGGCTACACGGATACTTACAGCGCATCGCCTCGGGTGCTCGACATCGTCGGCCCAACCCCACTCGATATTGAGGACCGTTCCCACTTCGTGGGCATCGTGTCTTGTCAATTCACAGCCCGTGCGTAGTATTCTGTAGTAACCAACAACCCGTTTTATGCGTGCTACTGAACTGCTCCGTAACAAGTTCGGAGTCAGCCAGCTCTATAAGTACGAACTGAAAATCGAAGGCGAAGTCGCACTAGAGATCTACTGGCACCCCTTGACCATCGCCGAGCGCGAGTCCATCCAAAAGAAAGTTGACGGCGACGATGCCGGCGATTTCGCCCTGAGCCTGATGATCGAAAAGGCTCTGGACAAAGACGGTAAGCGTCTATTTTCAGACGGTGAACGCGCCGCCCTGCGCCGTGACGTCCAAGCCAGTGTCCTTCAAGAGATCCAGCTGGCGATGCTAACTTCCGGCGCTGAAAGCAAGGTGGAGGAAGCGAAGGCAGCCCTTAAAAGCTAATAGCGACTGGTTCTTCATTTTCTTCCTCGCTAAAGAGCTGGGCATGACTGTTACCCAGCTCACTTTTACCCTTACACAAGAAGAACTGGCGGGGTGGGCAGCCTTTTTCGAACTGCGTAACGAAGAAGAGCAAAAGGCCATGGAGCGGGCTAAGTACCAAAGCCGTAGTGCATCCATGAGATCCCGGTAGACTAAGGGGCAAGATCCCTGCGTATTTGCCGTGGCTGAGTACGGCGTTGATATTTCAGTCCGTGTAAAAAGGGACCAGGTCGATCAGCTCGGTCGGCTGCTTAACGCTGTCGAGAAGCAGGTCGGAAAATTAAATCGTGTAAAAGTCAACCTAGACACAAGTCCTGCAAATAGATCTCTTGATGCCCTGAATAATCGGCTGCGTGAAGCAGAACAGATTGCAAATCGTTTTGGTGGCAGTAATAAAATTCGTCAAGGCCTTGGGGCATTCAGCAACAGCATTGGAAAACTATCGGGGGAACTAGCTGCTGTTCGTACTGCATTTGATACTGCCAGCACGGCTGCCGATCGCCAAGAACGCGCATTAGAACTACTTAGCGGCCAGTTTAAGAAAACTCGTCTCGAAGGCCAAGCCTTCGCCAACGCGAGCAAAGACTTTTTTGGACCCGCACTGGGTTCACTCGAGCAGAGACTAAAAGAAATAGAAAAATTACCCCGAAATTTGTTTTCGAGCGGGGAAGCAATTAAAGAACTCACATATCTCCAATCTTTAGCGGTTCAAGGCACTGAAGAGTGGTTGACAGTTAGTAAGGCCTTAGGTCGTCAGCTTGAGATCAACGCGAACATTCGCCTTGGAGCGCAAAGAGCACAGGGTCCGATGCCCACGGACCCGTTTGGGACAAAACAGTTAATGCTTCCGGCGGCAGGACAAACAAGCGGTACATTCGCTATCGTCGATCGCCAAGCCAAGACAGAAGCAGATATAAATGACACATTAAGTCGGCGACAGCGTATTCAGCAGAAGGTTAATGACCTTACAGAATTAGAGGCCGAACAATCTGAACGTCTAGATCGCTCTCAAAGAGCAACTTTGAACACTAAAACAAAAACGTACCAACAAGATCGTAAAGCCGCTTCCGATAGAAGACGCGATATTGCTAGCAACGTACTGATCGGTGGAGCATTTCCTCTCCTATTCGGCCAAGGCGTTGGAGCATCTCTTGGTGGTGCTCTTGGTGGAGGCATCGGCGCCCGTTTTGGAGGCCAGGGAGGTTTCGCTGGGTCGCTGGTTGGTACGTTTGCCGGTCAGGCCACCATTGATTTTGCGATTAAGAGTGCCGTGCAACTCGGCCAAGCTCTAAGAAAACCGACTGAAAATATCCAAGAACTTACACAGTTTTTAGCCATCGCGGGTACAGAGTTCGAGTCAAACATAACTACTCTTCAAAAATTAGGTATGGAGAGCACTGCCAGTGCCGCAGCACTCGCAAAATTAGAGGATGTTCTCAAGGCCGAAGGGTATAAAAACGTAGAAGCACTAAGTAAAGACTTAGAAGATCTAGATAATACATTTAGACAATTAAAGTTGGCGACCGCAAATTTAGTATCGAAGCCTTTAACGGAGTTTTTAGGCTGGCTTACCGACGTAATAAAGCTCGCAGCACAAGCAGGTGCTCCCAAAGGTGGCTCCATGGGAGCAGTTGCAGGTGTAGTAGCAGCGCAAGGGCGTTTAGACGAACGCGCACGGGCGGCTACATCACCACAAGCGCTGAGGGAAGCGGCGGAAGCCGAACGGGCAGCAAAGGAACAAATTACCGCAGAACAAAACAGACAACTGAACCTAGCAAAAGCGCAATTCGAGCTGGAATACGACCGTCTGTCTCTAACGCGGACTGAACTTGCGTCGCGCCAAGGAAACCTAGACATACAAAAAGTTCAGAACGAATTAACCAAATTGGGGATTGAATACCAAAATGAGAAGAATAAGGCTAAAAGAGATGAACTGCAGCTCGACATCAAGCTGCTCGAACAACAAAAACAGCAACTTGAAGCTGCCCGCCAGAATGCCATTCTTTTGGCAGAACGCGAAGTACGAAAAGAAAGCAGATCACTGATAGCCGCTACATTTCAACAACAAGTCCAATACAATGACTTATTAGCAGAAGCTGCTGGTCTAGCCGAAGGCGATCTCGCTAACTACAACAAGCAACTAAAAAATTTAGACGGAAGGGCAAAAGCAGTCGCCGCTATAAATAGTCTGCAGAGGGCAAATGCTTTAGAGGGTGTTAATGAGCTACACATTAGAGAAGATATAAACAAACAGTACGACTGGATGCTTACAAATGAACTAGAAAAGATTAAAAACCAGAGAGAAAGTTTAAAACAGCAAATTGCTGCATATAATCTTGGGCAACTGCAAATTACCCAGCAACGTGAACTTGCAAATCTGCAGACACAAACCCAAATGGGTTTGCAGCTAGCGGGTTTACAAGCAGGGACCGACCCCCGCTTCTTCGGCGTATTCGGGGGTAGCCGCCAAACGCAGGAATCGATGGGTTTGGAGATGCAAACTCGCCTGGGCCTCATGCGTACTGAATTGGCCGCTCTTGGAACCCAAGCAGCAATGCCAAATCTCGGAGCAGAAAGAAGGAAAGAGTTGCAGCAACAGTCTCAAGCGTTAGAAGATCAAATAGAAATTTATGAGCGTTACCAGCCTGCAATTATCAACGCATCGATAGCTCAACAACGTTTTAACGAGGCGATGGCTTTGACAACTCCCGTTGTTGATAGCGTCTTTGAAAGCATTGTCGCTGTTGCTGAAGGTACTAAGACTGCTCAGCAAGCCTTCGCCGATTTCTTGATGAGCATTGCGAACATGCTCATGGACACTGTTAAACAGATGATTGCGCAATATATAGCACTGGGTATTGCGCGTCAGTTTGCGGGTATTCCTGGCATTACAAATAATGGAATGTTCGGTGCCGGAGCACCTACCGAAACCTTTGCAGGAGGCGGTATTTTTAGCGGAGCAGGACCATTCCAGTTCCGCGCTAACGGCGGTTCAGTTTCTTCGGGTCAGCCTTACATCGTCGGCGAGCGCGGACCCGAGTTGTTCGTCCCTGGAGCGCAGGGCAACATCGTCCCGAACAACGCAATGGGTGGAGCCAACGTCACCGTGAACGTCGATGCCAGCGGCAGTAACGTAGAGGGCAACGCCAATCAAGCAAATCAGCTTGGCAAGGCAATCGGTCTTGCAGTCCAGCAAGAACTGATCAAACAGAAACGCCCCGGTGGTTTGTTGGCTGGAGTCTGATGGCTGTCTTCCCTTCGATTAACCCGACCTACGGCGTTCAGAAGAGCAGTGCTCCTGTCGTCCGCACAGTCCG